ATCGCATGTATCGGTTATTCTATCCCAAATCAAAACAGCTGCGACGACTGCTGGGTTGGCAGATACGCAATAAGGGGTATGCAAATACCCCGGATGGCCGGATCAAATACCAAACCCGCGGTTGCCGAATGTCGGGTGACATGAACACAGGCCTTGGGAATTGTCTGATCATGTGTGCTATGGTCTATTCATTCTTCAAAGATCGATGCACAATCTCGCTAGCGAATAACGGGGATGATTGTGTTGTCTTTATGGAGCGTAAAAACCTTGCCCACATGGTTGAACTACCAAACTGGTTCCATAACATGGGTTACACCATGAAAGTGGAGGAGCCTGTGTACATGTTAGAGAGAGTGGAGTTCTGTCAAACACAACCTGTGTTTGATGGGTCACATTGGCGAATGGTGAGAAATCCAAGGTCATGCTTGTCAAAAGACCTGGTTTCTACCAAGAATCTCGAAACTGAGAAAAGTTGGCGTTACCAATGCCAGGCTATTTCCGATTGTGGCATAGCCGCTTATGGTGACATGCCTGTGTTTTGTACCTTTTACAAACTGTTGTCTGTTGGGGGCAAACACAAGGAAAACAACAACTGTTCTTCAGGTTTAGAATTCATGTCCCGTGGACTCCATTATAAGAGTCAAGAGCCGAATTGGGAGTCAAGGGTCTCCTTTTATCGTGCGTTTGACATTACTCCTGACCAACAAGTTTGTCTTGAGGAAACGTATGCACAGTTGGAATGTAAATTTAGTCCTGGATCTGTAGTAAAATTCAACAATCTTACTGAGACCGTCCACCTTAATTAGTCTATAAAATTTGTATCGTAATAATAATATTAATACTCTTCAGAAATGGCATTAGTCGCAACAAACACACTAGGCCAAATGGCCCGTGCTGGAGGTACATACATTGCTGGAAGGGCTGTTCAAGCCCTTGCCGATCGTGTAGAGAGAACAATCAGTTCTACAAGTCCGCAGGAAGTAAGCGCAGCATTAGCGAGGCTTGCTCCGGGGAAAGCCAACAAGGCAAAAAGAAACGCCGTAAGACAACTGCTGCTTGGGCAAGTTGTTAGGTCCGCCAATGCTGCAAGGGCTGCACCCGCTGCCATTGCACGGCCAG